GGACACAGAAGGGGAAAACGCCCTATTTGGCGTTGAAACCCCAAGAATCCACACCCCACTGAACGATTTGCCTTCATTGGGGCTTGAATTGGTTGATTTGGCTTCCAGCATTGGGGTGGAGATGATGCCCTGGCAAAAATTTGCGCTTATCCACACACACAAGGTCAAGCCTGACGGTCGGTGGGCAACGCCCGTCAATTGCATTGTGGTGGCACGGCAAAATGGAAAAAGTTTTTTGCAGCAAATCAGAATTTTGGGCGGTCTTTTTCTATGGAAGGAACCGTTGCAAATTGGGTCGGCTCACAGACTGGCAACAAGCCTTGAACAGTTTCGGCAATTGATTTCACTTATTGAAGGCAATGAATCTTTGGCAAAGCAAGTCAAGCGAATTCGTTGGGCGCATGGTGCGGAAGAAATCGAAACAATTCATGGAACCCGTTTTATCGTAAAGGCAGGCGGTTCAGCTGCTCGCGGTGTTTCTCGACCTGAAACCATTCACCTGGACGAATTGCGCGAAATGAGCGACTTGGAAAGTTTTGCTTCATTGCGTTTTACCCTTATGGCTGCAAAAAACCCTTTAGTCATGAGTTATACAAATGCAGGCGATTCCGCAAGCCTGGTGCTGAATTCTTTTCGCGAAAGGGCATTGGCCACGATCGCGGGAAACAATGACGACATTGGCTATTTTGAATGGTCAGCACCAAGTGACGAAATTTCAATTGAAAATGCAAAATGGTCAAACCCCGCAATGGGCATCACAATTCACCCTGACAATTTGCGCGCCGTTTTCAATGACCCACCTGATGTCGTAATGACTGAAGTGTTGTGTCGTTGGGTCGTTGCTATTTCATCAGCCGTTGACACTGCCAGTTGGGGCAATTGCCTGGACAAGTCAGTTGACCTGGATATTGAAAAAACAACCTGGTTGGCAATTGACCTATCACCTGACCGCAAGCACGCGGCATTGGTTGCAGCGCAAAAACTTGGTGATGAATCATTTGTGGTCAAATTGCTTCACACTTGGAAGAATGACTTGCAACTGGACGATAAAGCCATTGCCAATGATTTGGCCGATTACGCCCGCAAATATCCAGTGGAACAGGTTCTATATTCACGGCGCACGGCAGGCGCAGTTGCAGCGCGACTTGCACCGGCGGGGATTCCAATTTTCGACATGGACACGGCTTACCCCCAAGCATGTGACGAAATGTTGTCGGCAATCAACTCAGGGCGGCTCAAACACCGTGGACAATCCGAATTGACCCAACAAGTATTGGCGGCCGTTCAATTAAAGCGCGGGGACGGCGGGTGGGTTATTGGAAGGCGTGCCAGCGGTCAAATTGTGTGCGCGGCCGTGGCCGTTTCGCTTGTCAGCCACTTTGCGACACGCCAAGACAATGATTTGGACATTATGGTTGGTTAGGTGTAAAACCTTGCGAAAATTCGGGCATGGGTCTATTTGATTTGTTAGTGCCGCGCAAGGTTGATGCTGCCGTTCCAGCTGAAGTTGACGCGGCTTCTCTAGCACCGTACTTCCAGGAACAGGGACAATTGTTTTTCGCTGGCATTGCTATGGCAACGCGTGCGGAAGCCATGAGCGTTCCGACTTGTGCGCGTGCTTTAGGAATTATTCAAACAATTTCGTCACTGCCAATGCACACACGAAATGAAGCAACTGGTGAGAAAATCGCACAACCTCGCGTAATCAACCAACCTGACCCACGAATTCCAGGGGCGACATTTTGGGCTTGGATTATTTCCGATTTATTCTTTTTTCCAAATGCTTATGCTTTCGTTTTAGACCGATATGCCGACACGGGCAGAATTCGCGCAATGGAACGTGTTGCACCTGAACGCGTAACAATTCAAACAAATTTGCTTGGTACAGAAATTACGGCATATCAAATTGACGGTTCTTATGTTGATGCAACAAATTTAGTCGTTTTCGCTGGACAACAAGAAGGTTTGCTATCGCGTGCAGGTCGCACAATCCGTGCCGCTGCTGCATTAGAAAAGGCCGCAATGAATTTTGCCGTTGAGCCAATTCCACAAATGGTTTTGAAATCAAATGGCACATCATTGCCAGCCGATCGTGTGGCAAAGTTGTTAAGTGCCTGGAAGTCAGCGCGTGCGTCCAAAAGTACGGCATTTTTGAATGCTGATGTCACGTTGGAAACTTTAGGCTTTGACCCTAAGAGCATTCAGCTGAATGAAGCGAGAAATTACGTGGCTTTGGAATTAAGCCGCGCTTGTGGGCTTCCAGCGTATTTCACTGATTCTCAGCAATCCAGTTTCACTTATTCCAACGCTTTGGACAAAAGGCGCGACCTCGTTGATTTTGCTTTCAGAAATTACATGTCAATAATTGAACAACGCCTTTCATTCCAGGATTTTACGCCACAAGGCAATCGCGTGTCATTTGATTTGGACGATTTCTTGCGTGGCAATCCTTATGAGCGTGCGCAAGTTTATGAAATCTTGAACCGCATTGGCGCAATGAGCGTTGATGAAATTCGTGAGGAAGAAGATATGCTGCTATGAAAAAAGTAATCACACCAATGACAATCACCGCGGCTGATTCCAACAGTCGCACGATCAGTGGCCGAATCGTCACGTTCAATGAAACAGGCAATGCATCAATTGGCAAAGTGCAATTTGCACAAAATTCAATTGACGCAACACCCGTTTTGCTTAACTTGGAACATGACCGCACACGCAGAATTGGCAAAACACTAAGCATTGAAACAACTGAATTTGGAATTGAAGCCACTTTCAAAATCGCAAACACAACTGCTGGCACTGACGCATTAGTTGAGGCACAAGAAGGTTTGCGTGACGGTTTTAGCGTTGAAGTTGCCTATGACGAATACGAAACATTGAAGGACGGAACCGTTCGCATTTTAAAAGGCGAATTGTCAGGCGTTGCACTTACAAGCGAACCCGCAATTCGCAGCGCGCGTGTGACTGAAGTGGCCGCAACAACGGCTGATGAAGAAGGCACTGAACAAGTTTCTGACTCAACAATTGGGACAGAAGAAACACCAACAACAGAAGGAGACGAAGTGGAAAACACCGTCAATGACGCTTCAGCCGTAGAGACGGTCGAAGCCGCACAGTCAATCACCGCCGCTGCAAAACCAGCAATCGGTGGCACATTCACAAAGCCACGCATTGAGTTAACTGCTGCAAAGTATCTTGAAAACAAGGTTCTTGCTGCACTTGGCAACGAAGATGCACGCCAATATCTTATGGCAGCAGATAACAACACAACAGATTCAGCTGGACTTGTTCCAACACGTCAGTTGTCAGAAGTTATCAATGGCCTATCAACAACAATCCGTCCAAGCATTGAAGCAATCTCACGCGGAGCATTGCCTGATGCAGGAATGACTTTTGAGATTCCAAAAATCACAGTTGTGCCAACAGTGGCAGAAACTGCTGAAGGTTCAGGATTTTCTGATACCAACATGGAATCAGCATTCATTTCAGTGCCAGTGAAGAAATTCGCAGGTCAACAAAATTTCACGGTGGAATTGCTCACACGCACTTCACCACTTTTTTATGATGAATTGCTTCGTAACATGGTTGCAGCCATGGCTAAGGCACAAAATGCCTATGTTTCATCAATCCTTGTTGCAAACGCAACTATTGACGGAACAACATTGTCAGCACTTCCAACTGCTGCTGAATTACTAGCATTTGTTGCACGCGGTGCTGCAACTGTTTACACAAACACAACAGGATTTGCGCAAAACATTGTTATGGGGGCAAGCCAGTGGGCAAACACAATGGCACTAAACGATAACGGCCGTCCAATTTACATTGCGGCTCAACCACAAAATGCTGGTGGCGCATTGCGTCCAGATTCATTGCGTGGAAATGTCGCTGGCCTTGATTTGTACGCTGATTTTGCTGCACCTGCTGGAAGTGATGACGGTTCAATGATCGTCGTAAACCCTGCTGCATACACATGGTATGAAGGCAACAATTATCAGCTACGCGCTGAGTCAACTGCTGACGGTTCAATCAATGTCGGTGTTTATTCATTCGGTGCTTGTGCAATCAAACTTGCTGGTGGAGCATTCCGCAACAACAAGTAAAAAACTAATCATGCGCCGTGGTCACTCCCGAACGCGGCGCAGCAGACGAAAGGGACGGAAATGCCAAGTATTGTTTCAACTGCGCAATTGCGCAGCATTCTTGGCGTTTCCGTATCCCTCTACCCTGACAGTTACCTGGACGAAATTATCAACACCGCTGAAGCGGTTATTTTGCCAATGTTGGTTTCAAATTCAAATGCGGTTAACGCTTACGAATTGACAGACAATGTGGCAATTTATTACACACAACGTGAACATCATTTTGTTGCTGGTCAATCAATTATTGTGACGGGATTACCCGCACCGTTTAGCGCAACAGTGACCGTTGTTAAAACGGGCGTATTTCATTTCACCGCTGCAATCACAAGTGCAAATGTGACTTTGCGCGACATTATCCCAACAGGCACGGCTACACTTTCGGGCTATTCTGCCGTTGATATTTACGCCAATTCACCACCAATTGAATCAGCGATTCTTGCAGTCAGCGTTGAAGTCTTTCAATCACGCGTGGCCGCTGGTGGAGAAATCCAGGGCGTAGATTTTGCCAGTACCCCATACCGCATGGGTAGAAGTTTGACCAACCGTGTCAGCACATTACTTCAGCCGTTTTTAGACGTTGAAACGATTTGTCAATGACCGCATCAACAATTGCTGACACCCGTGCTGCACTGGCCAATTCATTTTCGGCTTTAGCTGCAAACGTCTATGCATCAGTTCCGGAATCACCAATTCCACCAGCGATCGTGGTCGTTCCTGATTCACCTTACATGGAAGTTGTTTTAATCGGTAAGGCACAAACGAAAGTCAAACTTAACTTTGCAATCACGGCAATTGTTTCATCAAATAGCAATGCAGGTTCATTAGATAACCTTGAAAAACTAATAATCGGAATTCTTGCGGCAATGCCCGCAGGATATGTGGTTGACAATGTTGAAAAGCCAACAGTGTTAGAGGTTGGGCAATCCCCAATGCTTGTGGCTGACATCAATGTTTCAACCTATTACACACAGACAATCTAAGGAGAAAAAATGGCCACCACAGTAATAACTGGGAGAGATGTCACCTTTACCATTGGTGGCAACAATTTTGACGCTCAGGCAACTTCCGCAGTGCTTTCAAACTCACCAACAATGGTTCGTTATCAGACACTTGACGGTGTTGTTAACCGTCACATTGATGATGAATGGACTTTTGCCGTTGACATGTTAGCCGACTGGGGCGCAGCATCTTCATTGTGCGAAACACTTTGGGGCGTTACAGAATCAGCACCGAACACAGGTGTGACAACGGTGTTGACCGCAGCAAGCGGTGCAGTGTTCACATTCTCAGTTCTTCCAGTGTTTCCAAGTGCAGGCGGTTCTGCACCTGATGCACAGACCGTTTCAATGTCATTTGTTGTCATTGGAACACCAGCAGAAAACTTCAGCTAAAACCAAGAATCGGGAGACAAAATGAAACTAGCAATCACAGTTGAATTCAATTCAGGTGAGTCAGCCACTTACATGGCTGCACCACCTGAATGGGTTCGTTGGGAAAAACTCACTGGTCACACGATCAGTCAAGCACAAGAAAAAATCGGTATATCCGATTTAGTCTTTTTGGCTTATTACGCCATGAAGCGGGAAGCCGCTGGCAAACCAGTTAAGCCAATTGAAGCGTGGACAGAAACAATTTCTGACGTGCAAGTTGGTGAGTCAAACCCAAAAGTCACCAGCGCGGAAGCATAAGCCGATTATTGGTTGAAGTGGCAATTGCCACTGGAATTCCAATGAAGGAGTGGGAAAGCGCGGAAGATGTTTTGACCGCAATTGAGATTTTGGAGGCGCGAAATGGCTGAAGATGCAGTTGCCTACGATAAGGCAGAATTGCGTTCAGTCATTCGCGCATTCAAAGCAATGGACGAAGAAAGCATTTCAGCAGCTAAAATTCAATCCAGTGCATTGGCTGATTATCTTCAGAAAAAGATTCAATCAACTGCCCGTGGTTTGCGCACATCAAAAGTTGCCAGTCGAATCGCTGACGGTTCCACGGTAAGCAAATCATCAAAAATTGGTGAAATTTCATTTGGATTTGCCCGTCAAAAATACAGTGGCGGCGCAACAACTCAACAACTTTGGGGCGGTTCAGAATTCGGTTCAAATAAATACAAGCAATTCCCCGTGTGGTCAGGCCGTGAAGGTCGCGGTTCGCGTGGCTGGTTTATTTACCCAACCTTGCGCGCCGAACAACCTTATTTGGTGCGAGAGTGGGAAAATGGCTTTGACAAGATTCTGAAAGAATGGGACAGATAAATGGCTGGAAGTAGAACGCTTAAACTTGCGTTACTGGCAGACATTGCTGATTTCTCAAAGAATATCAACACTGCTGGAAGCCAAAGCCAAACTTTAGGCGACCAATTTGAAGCCTTTGGTAAAAGGGCTGCATTGGCATTTGCGGCCGCTGCCGCTGCCATTGGTGCTTACGCTGCCGCAGCAATTAAGAATGCCGCAGCTGATGAAGCGGCACAACGGAATTTGGCTTTAACTATTGAAAACACAACCAGCGCAACTTCAAAACAAATTGCAGGCGTTGAGGATTACATCAGCAAAACATCACTTGCAATCGGTGTCACTGACGATCAATTGCGACCAGCATTCGGTCGTTTAGTTCGTTCCACAAAAGATGTTGAAGAAGCGCAAAAACTATTGAATCTTGCACTTGATATTAGTTCGGCGACGGGGAAACCGCTTGAATCGGTGGCAAATGCGTTAGGCAAAGCCTATGACGGGAACCTGACTTCACTAAGTAAATTGGGCTTGGGACTTGACCAATCAATTTTGAAGTCAAAAGATTTTGATTTGGTGTTTCAATCTTTAACAGGCACATTTGGTGGGTTTGCCGATAATGAAGCACAAAGCACTGAAAAGGCATTTGCCCGCATCAAAATTGCCAGTGATGAAGTCCAGGAACAAATTGGCACGGCATTGTTGCCATTGATTCAGGAATTGACCACATACATTTTGAATGATGTCGTCCCAGTAATTCAACAATTTGTGAATGGCCTGACTGGTGTGGGTGGCCTTGCTGAAGGTTTAAGTGAATCCGAACAAATGGGACTTACCTGGGGTAAGCGCATTCGAAGCCTTATCGGAACGCTTATTGAATTTAAAGATGAAATCATTGCCGTGGCTGCCGTCATTGGAACCATTTTTGTTGTTTCAAAAATCAGTGCTGCCGTGACTGCAACCATTGCTTTGATTAAATCGCTCATTGCCGCTTACAACGTTTTGAAGGCATCAGCAATCGTGACTGGTGTGGCAACGGCGTTTGCCCTGAATCCATTGTTGGGCGTGGGTGCAGTGGCTTTGGCGGCTGGTGTTTTAGCTGCTGCAAACGCTTTGGCTAATAGCAGCAACGCAGGTGAAACAACTTTTGCAACTGGGGGTGCGCCTGGATATATCACGGGCGGAACTGGTAACGCGGGCAAATACACCAAAGAAGAAATAGGACTAATCGCCGCAGCTCAAGGTGTCGAAAATGCTCGAAAAGCTGCTGCTGATGCCGCGATGGGATTAAAGGGTGCGTCTGGTAGTAATGCTTTCGCGGGACTTGGCCTTGGTACTGCCGGCGGCACAATCAATTCTTCTGATTATTCTCAACGCAACGCTGGCGTTGCCTCAATAAATCTGACAGTCAATGGCGCAATTGATAAGGAAGGCACTGCTCGCACGATCGTTGAAACATTGAACAATTCTTACTATCGCGGCACGGGTGGTGCAAGCGCACTTCAGGCAATCTAATGACACAGTGGAATCCAATTTGGAATGTTGAAATTGACGGCGTTGCATACACAAATGCAATCCTTTCAAATTTAACAATTAGCAGCGGCCGCCGTAATATCTACGAACAAGCGCAAGCGGGTTATATCAATCTTCAATTGATAGATGTCAACCAGGCCACAATCCCCGTTTCAATCAATTCATCAATTACCATTGAAATCAAAGATTCCGCAGGGGTATTTCAGCCGATTTTTGGTGGCAATGTGGTGGATATTGGCCTTGAAGTTTATGACGTAGGTTCAACGACTTTCACGCAAACTTACTCAATCATTGCTTTGGGTGCATTGGCTAGGCTTCAAAAAGCATTGACCGAAGGCGTTTTGCCAAAGGAATTTGACGGCGACCAAATCTTTGATGTTTTGCAAGATGTTTTGTTTAACACTTGGGCTGAGGTTGCAGGGGTACAGACTTGGGCAACCTATGACCCAACAGTTACCTGGGCAACCGCTGAAAACAATGGCTTGGGAGAAATTGACCGTCCAGGCAATTATGAATTGGCAGCGCGCACGTCCAATATAACTGACGTTTATTCACTGGTTTCAGCACTAGCAACCAGCGGTTTAGGTTATATCTACGAAGATTCCCTGGGGAGAATTGGCTATGCAGATTCGACACACCGCACCCAATACCTTGCTGCAAATGGTTACGTGGATTTGGACGCAAATCAGGCCAAAGCATCAGGTTTGCGAATTGACACCCGTGCAGGTGACGTGAGAAATGCCGTAACTATCCGATATGGCGCAACTTCCAGCAATGAAGAATCAGCCAGTGATGCCGCTTCAATTGCAACTTATGGGCAATTAAGTCAAATCATTACAACGACACTTCACAATTCAGCTGATGCCACAGACCAAGCCGAATTTTATTTGTCTTTGCGTGCGCAACCATTTCCAATTTTTAGTGACATCACATTTGATTTGACCAATTCAGAAATTGACGACAACGATCGTGACAATTTGTTGGCAGTGTTTATGGGTCAACCCATTGCTTTGGTCAATTTGCCACCCAATATGAATTCAGGTGTGTTCCAGGGATTTGTCGAAGGCTGGACATTTCAGGCCAGTTACAACCAACTTTCCGTCAGCCTATTGCTTACACCGTTGGCTTATAGCCTTCAGGCAATGCGCTGGTCGGACGTTCCAATTACCGAAACTTGGTCAAGCGTGTCGCCGACACTTGACTGGGAAAATGCGACAATTGTCGCCTAAGGAAAGGAAACTCAAATTACAAATCCCACAAGCAATTATGGCTTTGTTCTACCGACGGCCAGTGATTTGGTTACGGATCTTCCGGCTGACTTTGACGTTGCGTTGCAGGGCGTTGATACCAGACTAAAAGCATTACAACCTGGCACAACACTTGGCGATCTTGCTTATTCATCAGCAACGGCCAACACAAACACTCGGTTAGGCATTGGTTCAACGGGTAACATCTTAACCGTTGCCGGAGGTGTTCCGACTTGGGCTGCACCAGCTGGCGGCGGTAAAGTCCTACAGGTAGTCACTGCCACTACTTCTACTTCAACTAATATCGTATCAACAACCTTTACAGACACTACTTTGACTGCAACAATCACACCAACACTTGCCACAAGCAAAGTCTTGGTATTGGTATCTCAACAGATGTACGCATATCGCGACACTGGTGGAATTGGTGGAGCTGCAAGATTGTTGCGCGGTGCAACTTCTATCTATTCATTGGGAACCGACTATCAAACAATGTATGTCAATTCAGGATCAGCTCATGCGAGCGTCTTTCCAATGTCTTATTTAGACTCACCAGCAACAACAAGCGCAACAACTTACAAAACACAGGCACGAAGTAACGCAATTACTTCATCAGGTTCAATCACAATGCAAGAAAGCAGCGCGGTTAGCAGCATTGTCCTCATGGAAATAGGTGCATGATGAATTACACAGTTAAAGCAATCCAATTATTGAAGCCTGATGCAGAGTTTTCATTCACTGACAATGATTATTCCACTATCAAATGGGATAAAATTAAAGGTGATGCACCGACTCAAGAAGAAATTGATGTGGCAATTAAACAAATTAAAGCCGATGAAATTAAAGCCGCAGCTAAAGCCGTGACTGATAAAGCTGCACTTCTCGCAAAACTGGGCTTGACTGCTGATGAAGCAAAACTTCTTTTATCCTGACGGCACTGCGGCGCGGATCATTGAAGTCGCACTGACCGAAGTTGGCACAGTAGAGACTGGCGATAATCTGACCAAGTACGGCAAATTTACAAAGGCCGACGGATTGCCATGGTGTGGTTCATTCGTTAATTGGTGTGCAGCACAAGCGGGCGTCAAGATTCATTCAGTCGTGGGGACTGCAATCGGCGCACATAAATTCAAAGAAATTTCACGTTGGTCAAATATGCCGCAATTGGGTTATGTCGCGTTTATGGATTTTCCACATGACGGCGTTGATCGTATAAGCCACGTTGGAATTGTCGTTGGCCTAATGCCTAACAATCAAGTTTTACTTATTGAAGGAAATACATCAGGAACAGGCGACCAGCGAAACGGTGGCATGGTCATGGTAAAGGTTCGCCATTACGGTGAAGGAAAAGAAGTGGTCGGGTTCGGTGTTCCGAAATTCGCACCATACAAAGGTGACTTTCCAACGGTCACTATTCCAACAACGGGAGACAAACCTAAGAAGGAGAAAAAATGGACAAAGCCAAAGCCCTAGCAGCATCATGGGCACGCTCATTCATGGCAGCAGCACTTGCCTTATACATGGCAGGGGTAACTGACCCAAAGACACTTGCAATGGCAGGTGTGGCAGCGGTTGCACCCGTAATCTTGCGTGCGTTAAATCCGCAGGACAAGAGTTTCGGGTTAACGGGGAAATAACTCGGAAACTCACGGCAGCAGCATTGGCTTGGGCACTTGCGCTAATGCTGACTGCTTGTGGGTATCAGGGTTGGACACGTTATGAATGCCAAGAATATGAAAACTGGTCAAAACCTGAATGCCAAAGACCACAATGTGTCCCTACTGGAACGTGCACTGACGACATACTTGGATTCACAACACCACAAACCAACACGCCGCCGCGCACCTGAGGACGTTCACGCACGACTAATTTTGATAATTGGCACGACACTTGCATTGGTATTTTTAGTGGTAACGGTCGGCATCACATACGCCCTGATTTTCGTCACGCAACCAATTGGCGCGCAGGCACCCAATGACGCGGCGTTTATTGACTTGTTGAAAACACTGGCCATTTTCTTGACTGGTTCCCTGGGCGGTGTTTTGGCTGGTAACGGGCTGAAATCAAAGCCAAAGTCAGGTGACACGCCGACACACACGCAAGGTTCTTGATTTGGCGTGGCTTATGCCTCACCCTAAGTTCAGGTGGTAGTCCTTATCACCAAGAATCGGGAGAATTCAAAATGGTCGTTGATTTATTAGACCCGCAGGTTTTGCGGGCTTTATTTCTAATCGGTGTGCTTTGCACTTTAGCAGCAGCACTTGGTTATTCATTTGGGCACAAAGACGGAAGCCGTGAAGGTTATACACGCGGCCGCGCAATCAGCCGTCACATTTCAGCAGCTAAAAGGTCGGTGAAGTAATGGGATTCCTAGACAATTATGAAGATGTTGCAACACGCATCAAGCGTTTTTGGCAGACATATCCCAACGGTTCTATTCAAACGGCCATTGTGGATTTCAATGCAGAAAAGGGTTATGTGCTTGTTCAATGCACAATTTACCGTGATTTGGGCGACATCAAACCAGCAGGCGTTGACTATGCCTACGGATACATGGCAGCGTTCAACCCCAACATGCGCCGTTGGTTTTGCGAAGATACCACCACAAGCGCAATTGGCCGTTGCATTGGCTTGGTGCTTGGAACAGACACCAGGGCAACTAAGGAAAATATGAGCCAGGTTGAAGGATTAAAAACGTCAACTGCAAAGGTTGAAACTGCTGATGTGTGGGCAACCAATTACATTGAAAACGAAATGCCTACGATCGGTGCGGTTGTTGAAAATATCGCATCACAACTTGGTGGCGAGTTAGTGCCTGAAGCACCTCAATGTTCACATGGACACCGCATTTTCAAAAGCGGAGAAGGCAAAAACGGGAAAGCCTGGGGCGGGTATTTCTGCACTGAACGCACAAAAGCCACGCAATGTGCGCCGAATTGGTACATGCTTACATCAACAGGAAAATGGGAGCCACAGTTATGAGCGATTATGTTGAAATAATCAACCCACGAACAATGACTTGCACCCTCATGAAAAACGGTGAAATCGTTGATTCCTATCCAGTGATGCAATGCGACAAATGCGCACTGATTCAAAAGTTTGATTCCTTTGGATACCAAAAAGCAGCTGAGGACAATCCCGTGTGGTTTTGTTTCGGGTGTAGGAATCAGCGTTGAAAGTCACGCTAGACCGTGAGGAAGCCTTGTTGTGTCACATAAGTGCCTGGATTATGGCCAAGAAGTATTGCTGGAATGGCACGGGGACACAACGCACTTACACAAAAGACAAAACATTACATGAATCCATTGCACAAGATGCTGAAGCCATTGGCAGTGAATGGGCAGTGGCTAAATACTTTAACCTTGCATTCGACCCATTTGAAGAAAAGGGAAAAGAAAAGGCTGACGTTGGAAAAGGCATTGAAGTGCGTTGGACTAAATACACTGAAGGTCAATTGATCGTGCATGAATATGACCGTTCCACTGATATTGCAGTGCTGGTCACTGGTAATTCATCAACGGCTTACAACATAGTTGGCTGGATTCCAATTGCCATTGCAAAGCGTGAGAAGTATCGCCATTCTAGGCAACCTAATTGGTGGGTCAGTCAACCCAACCTTCAACCCATTGAAAACCTTGTGAGGAGTAATTATGGAACAGATGCAATTTGAATGCAGGGCGTGCAAAAAGGTCACAACTCAGCTGATTCGAATCATCACCGACAATTTGCCTGACCATGTGAAGGTGCTTGAATGCACAGTGTGTTCAAAATTAGGCGTTACGCTGGTTGGCAATAATGGCAATTTATGAATTCGCCTGTGACATGTGTGGCATAAGCATTGCCATAAACCAGCCAATTGATAGTGACGGGGCTATCCAGGCAGGTAATTGCAGCAATTGTCAGATTCCATTGGTGCGTGTGTGGTCAGCAAATCCCGTTCACTTCAAAGGAAAAGGGTGGGGACATCAATGAATAGTTATCCACAGGCTTTATGCACAGGTGTTGAAAGGTGTGGAAACACGCCCAAAGCCACGCTGAAACTTGCGCGGTATTTGACTAGGTGGATACGCTGGTTCCGCTTGAAGCGAGACGCTGAGGCGTTTATCTCGCAAGGGCGTAAACGGCTAATGGGCAAGGTCTATGTCATTGCGGCATTGCTTTTAATAACAAGCATTCACAATGCATCAGCTGAAACTTATTCCATAGACCAATTGAAACTATATGCACATTCACGCATAGTTAATTACAAGCAATTTCAATGCTTCAATACGATCATCACGAAAGAGAGTCGCTGGAATTATTTGGCGCAAAACGGTTCGCATTGGGGATTAGGCCAAATGAAATCGAAGCATTACAGAAACCTTGACCCTTATCGTCAGCTAGATGCAACACTCAAATATGTGGCTGCAAGATACGGCAGCCCATGCAAAGCATTGGAACATCACAAGAAAAACAATTGGTTTTGATTATGGCCAGTGCATTAAAAGACAATGGTTCAACTTCCAAGTGGCGCAAGATTCGTCAACGCATTCTTGAACGTGACCAATTCACATGCCAGGCTTGTGGAATGGAAGGCAACACAGTTGACCACATTATTTCTCGAAGTGCTGGTGGTGGAGATGAAGAATTCAACCTTCAATGCCTATGTTCCAGGTGTAATTCATCAAAAGGCGGTAATAACCGTCAAAACGGCAAATCAAGCCCATTTTTTAGCAGCACGGGAACACCCCTGACCCTTCCTGTATCTTTTTCCCCCGAAAACGACTCAAAGAGCCACGAAAATG